TTTGGTTGATTTCCTTGTGGTTGTTTTTGTTGATTATTATCACCAAAGAAATCTTGCATACCTAAATTTGATTGATTTGGTTGATTTCCTTGTGGTTGTTTTTGTTGATTTCCTTGTGGTTGTTTTTGTTGATTATTATCACCAAAGAAATCTTGCATTTTATTTTCTTCATTAAAAATAATTTTATTATTTTGCAAGAAAATTTTGTTTAAATGAGTGAATAAATCTTTTGAACTTATTTTCATAATTTTTTTCCTTATTTTTAAATTATTTGATTGTTTTTCAAAATTAACATATTAATAATTTAAAAAATAAATTAAAAGGATAAAAATGAATAAGAAAATAGTTGGAGTAATAATTAATGAAGCTGCAACCAAACCTCAAAAAGTTAAAGTAGAAAAATCAACTCCAGATCATATTGTTATTAGAGCAGTGTTGCAGGATTTTGTAAAAAGAAATAGAAATAGAAGATACTACAAAGAAAGTAGTATAGTAAAAGCATTAAAAGAAGAGCACATACAAGAAATGATTGATACCGGAACTTGGTATGGAGAAAATGGGCATCCATTAGACACTGACATTAAACGTCAGATGACCATTGATATCAACAATGCGTCACATGTAATTCTTTCTTATAAACATAATCCAGGAGAAAACATTGAAGGAGTTATACGTTCTACAATGTTTCCAGCAGGAATAGCATTTAGAGATGAAACAAGATTAGGAGCCAAACCAGCTTTTTCGATGAGAGGAATGGGTCCAGTTGTACGTCATCCCAACGGAGATATAGACGTAGGTGAACCTTTAAAAATTTTAACATATGATAATGTACGTTTTCCTTCTCATAAAACAGCTTATATGAAAGAAATCATTTCTGAAAGTGCTTCTTTAACTAATAAGAAAAAACAAAGTGATTTAATTCCTTTTACAGAAGACGCACTTATAGATTTTTTAAATGAAAAATCTGACATAGTAAAATCAACTGTAGAAAATTTAGAAATAGACACAAAAACTTCTAATTTTTATGTTTTTAAATCTTTTAATAATATTTTATTAGAAACTACAGAAGATGAAGACAAATATAAAAGTAAAATAATTTTAAATTTAGATGAAAATTTAAAACCATTAAATGAAATAAGACGATATTTAATTAAAAAATTTGGAGTATAGTATGGCTATTTTAACTCCAACAAGATTAATAAAACTTTTAGGAAACGAATTAGCTTTTTCACATAATGTTTTGGAAATTACTGCTGAATACATGCTTAATATAATAAGAGACAAAACATTAGAAACGTTTTCTAGTTTTTATCCTCACATTGTAAGAATTAATCTTGCAGCTGATAAAGTAAAAGTTCCTGGAAGTCAAAATAAATACAGAATTCCAAGAGAAATGATTAATCCAAATCAAATAAGACAAATAATAAACATTTATTGTGATAATTTAAATAGTACATATAATACTCCTTTTTTAGGACAAAATTATTTTGTAAATATTTTTGAAGAACAAATGAGAATTAATACTCTTTCAGCAATTTTATTAAAAGAAACATTTAGATTTCATCCACCTAACATAATTGAAATATTTCCAGCATATGCATATTTTAAAAATTTCACAGTAGATGTTGCTCTTACACATCATCCTAATTTTTTTACTATAAGACCACAGCATCAACAAAATTTTATAGAACTTGCTTTAATAGATATTAAAAAAACTATATGGACAATTCGTTCTATATATCCTAATTTAGCTACAGCTTTTGGAAATATAGAAATGGATCTTGACAATTATTCAAATGCTGATGATAAACGTCAAGAATGGATAGAACGTCATACTAAATATTTTGCAAAATCAGTATTAAGAAAAAGAATATGGGTTGGTTAATATGGAAACAAAAATTAATAAAGAAAAATTATTAAAAAGATTAATAGAATATACAATAAATAGTTCTTCAATAAAAGAAGAAGAAATAAAAGCTATTTTAGAAGAAGCTAAAGAAGAAGAAAAAGAAAAACCTCAATACTATAAAAGAGAAAAAGAAGATAATAAAGATGATGATACTCTTGATTATATATTTTCAGATTTAGAAAGTCAAGAAGAAGAAACAGATCTTGTTGATCCTTCTGAAAAAAGTAATCTAAAAAAGAAAAAAATGAATATTCTTAAAGAAAGAAAAAAAGCAAAAAATAATTTAAAAAAGAAAAAAATTACAATAGAAGAAAATACAGATATAATAAAATTTTATAAAAAATACGAAGATAAAATATTTGATTTTTCTGAAAAAATATCTAAGAAAAAAGAATTAAAATTAAATGAAGAGCTACAAAAAGTTTTTAATGAACAATATGATATCACTACTAAAATAATAGTAAAAAAATTTCTTGAAAATAATAATTGTAAAGATATTAATGACCTTGACATTAAACAAAAAAAAGAATTACTTCATAAAATAAAGAATCCTAATACCTACTAGGTATTAGGATTTTTTTCTTGCTTTTTCAAAACTTCCTTTTTCTTATTTGTTTCTTCTTCTGTTTTTATATTTAAGATATTAGCTAAGATACTATCTTTTTTCTTATTTAATAAAAACTTTTTATTTATTTCTATTGAGATATTCAATAAAGTTCTATGAGCAGATTCTACAATGAATTTTTGTATAGCCTCTTCATTTTTAAATATTTTTTTTAATGCTGATTTATAATTTTCTGAAAGATTCTCTAAAATATCTATGGCTACAATTTTTGTCCATTCCATTAATTTCTCATCAGAAATTATATTACTATTACTTCCCATTATTAAATAAGGTTTTACTTCTTTATTTATAATATCATTAATTTTTCTTCCTATTAATTCATTTTCAATAAATACAATTAATTTAGAAGGATCTGAAAACATCATTCCAAAATTTCTTTCAATTCTAATTTCTTCTTTTAAAGTTTCAATTTGTTTAATTAAATTAAGTTCTTTTTCTTTAAATTCTTTTTTAGCATTTTCATATTCTTTTTCTAATATAGAAAATTTTTTAATCACATCTACTAGAAATATAATAAGACTTCCTATAATAGTTATAACGATAACGTAAAAGAAGTTAATATAATCTGCTAATTTAATAATAAAGTTAGTTAGTGTTTCCATTTTGTTTCCTTATTTAATCATTTTTGAAATTTTTTTATTTTGTTCTTTGTTAATTTCTAATAATTTAGGTTTTTCATGTTCTTGAAGATTAAAACGTCTTACTTCAGCTTTTAAAAATTCATTTAATTCTTTAGTTTTCTCCTCATCGTTTTCTTCTGAAAGTTTAATAAGAGTTTCTAAAGATGATTTCATTTCTGGAGTAAAATAATCTTTATATTCATCGATAAAAGCTTGAACATTTCCTTCTACTTGTTTAATATTGATAAATAATTTTCCTGAATGAGCAAGTTCATGTAAAGTTTTAGTCAAAGGAACAAGTCCTATTTTTAATTGATAATGTAACTGAGTAACTCTATCAGCAACTTCAAATTTATTTACATAAATAATATCTTCGTTTTCAGCCATTTTGGAAAGAACTAGATAGACTATTTCATAAAGTGTAAAAGGATAATGATGAAATTCAATCGTTACGCCATCTAATTTTTCTTTATTATGGTCGATATTTTTGAAAAAAGAACAATGATTTTTATTTAATTCTTGTTTAAGATATTTAATAAAATTCTTATATTCTAAACTTTGTCTTATTATATTTTCTATTTTTTTTATTAATTTAGGAAGTGTTTTTTCATCATCAAAATCACATTTACTATAAAGAATACTGGAAATAAAAATTTCTTCTTTTTCTACTTTAAAATAACTTTTATTTTCTTTATTTTTCTTGAATACTGGTAGTCTCATACATTATTCTTCTTATTTTAATTATTTTTTTGTTTTTTTCGTTTTTAACAATAAATTATAATTTTCATAATTCTTTGATTTTTAAGAATTTTTAAAAAAATACATGAAAATATATTATTTTTATGTATTATGTATTTATTAACAAAAGAAGGAAGAAAATGAAGAAATTTTTATTAGCAATAATAGTATTTATACTATTATTAAATGTATTTATATCACCGCATAATTATTTAAAAAGACCTTCTTCTACTCAACCAAAAAATGAAGAAAAAAAAGAAAAAAAAGAGGTAAAGAAAAGAATTGAAATGGAAAAAATGAAAAAGTTTGTTATAACAGTTAATAAAAAATTTAATAAAGATGCTGAAGTTTTAATTATTGTTTTAACAAATAAAAATATTATAATTGATAGTAGCAAAAATTTTGATACAAAATTTTTACTTCTGTCAATTGCCATAAAAGAAACTAACGTAAGAAATGTTGTTTCTAAACATGGTGACTATGGTTATTTTCAAATCAAATATTCTACCGTTAAAAGTATACAAAAGATAAAAGAATTTTCTTTACCTAAAGTTACAGAAAAAGAATTTTTAAATTCTCCTGAAATTCAAATCAAATATGTTATATGTCTTTTATATTATTTTATTAAAAAATATGATTTGGATATAACAAAGGAAAACGATTTAAAAGTTCTTTTAGCTATGTATAATGCTGGAGAGCGTCGTTTTAAAAATTCTTTTTCAATGAATTATGCAAGTGATATAATTAGTTATTATAAAATGCTGAAAATTTGAATTTATTGATTTTTGATAAAAGTTCCTCTAATAGTTTATTTAAAAACTATTAGAGGATATAATTTATAAAAGGCAAAATTATTGCTAAATAATTATAACTGATATCTATATTTTTTTTGTCGTCTGATATATAATTATCTAATAATAAATGATGACCAGCCAATTCTGTCTTCAATTTTATCTTACCAGATTTAAACTCTCTATAAGATTCCACATCCATTTCATATCTAAGATATTTTTCCCTTAATTTTATTAGTTCATTATATAAAAATTTATTTCTTGTTTCATTCATTAAAAAAATTTTTTTTAAGAATATAAATAATTCCGAATCTTTAGAAACTTCATTTGAAACTCCTTTCGTTGTTATTTGTTTATTAGCATAATAAAATTCCATACGATTAAAATTATAAAATGAAGTATACCGATTTTTAAGTCGAAATCTATATTCGTTATCTTTACCATAGATTAAATATTTACATTGTTTTAAGGTAAATATAGCATCTTTTTTAATAGTTATAATATCTTCTTCTTTTATATTATTATAATAATAAAAAGCATGACGAATATTTATTAATTCTTCATTAACCTTTTTTAATAAGTCAGGATATTTATAATTAATTAAATTTCCAATGTAAATATTTTTCTTTTCTTTGTCAGTTATAGAAGAAATATAATTTATTTCTTTTTCCGGTAATAACTTCATTTTTTTAATTATCGAAAATCCAGCATCCTGTAAATCATATTCATATATAAATTTATTAACAACGAATTTAATATTTTTTGATAAATAATTATGTTTTTTTGCATCCATTATTCATATTTTTCTTTTATTTTATTAAATGCTTCTTTTTTTGCTTGAACAGCAAGCTTATCTACCATATCATTATAAATTAAACGGATATCTACGTTTGTTTGTTTCTTTAATTTAGTATGTGAATATACATGTGTATATTTTATTTGAACTCCTTTATTTTTTAATTGATATATAAGACTATCGATTTTTTTCCATAAATCTAAATTTTTTATCGGTTTTCCTATATAGGAAAGCCAATTATTTTCTTTCCAATTTTTTAAATATTCCTTAAGTCCGTTTATAGCATAATTACTATCACTTACTATTTCTAATGAAACTGGATATTCATTATTAATTTTAGAAAATTTTTCTAAACCTTCTAAGATAGCAGTGAGTTCCATACTATTATTAGTGGTTGTAGTTTCTATTTCACCTTTCTTTTCTTCTAATATTACTTCATTTTTATCATTATCAAATAATATATAGCCGTAACCTCCATAAAAAGTTTTAGCAACGTATGGATTTTTAGATGAAGCACCATCTGTGAATAATAAATAATTTTTCATAATTTAAATCCCTTTTTAAATTTTCATTTCTTTAATATTAATAAAACGTTTAGGAACTCCAAAATCTGTTTTCTTATTTTTTTCAAGAGACGTATTATAATAAATATTTAATTTTTTAATAGGAAGACTAATTATTTTTTTAATTGAAATATTATTTCTTTCTATATCATTTAATAAAAAGTCGGAATCTGAATACAAGTTAACTTCCATATTTAAAAAACCAAATCTTAAAAAGGTTTCAATAATATTTCTAAAATTGTTTCCACAGGCAGCTATAAAAACATTATTAGTTATCATCGGTCTATCTAAATAATTCCATAGTCCTATTGCATCAAAAACTCCTTCTACTAAATTTAATGTAAAATTGACATTTAAAAGATCTATTTCATTTTTAATAGCATAAATAGGAAATGTTTTTAAATTTTCAGTTTCTTTTATCACCCAATTTGTATAACGATTTGCATCATTAAGATTTGAAATATTTCTAAATATAATTATATTTTTAAAAAAATTAAGAAATCCAATATAATTCAAATTAAAAGTTTCAACTTTTTTTACATTATAATCTAAAAAATGTTTTAAATTATTATAAAAAATAAATTCTTTAAAATTTAAAATTAATTTTAATGTTTCGATATCATCAAAAGTAAAATTAGTTTCTAATCTAGCGTTTAAATATTCAAGATTTCTTTTTTCTATATTAGTGTATTTTGGTGGAGGAATTTTAATATCATCTAAAACTTTAATTTCTTTTTTTTTTAAATAATCAAAATTATTTTGTTCTAAAACAATTTTTTTAGATTCACTTAGAATTTGATAAATATCTTGGTCGTATATATTAAGATCTGAAAAAAATTTTTCAGTTAAAATTCCTGAAGCGTTGCATCTTTGACAAAAAAATGCATATGGTGGAAAATTATTAATATAAAAATGTCCATGGTGAGGATTCTTTATAGAATCCCCACAATATGGACATCTTATTATAATTTCTTCTTTAGAAATATTATTATTAAAATAAATAATTTTAAAATATTTTTTTAAAACATTATATAAATTTTGATTATACTCTTTCATATTATACCTGTTCTATAAATGATAAAACTTCATAAGCTATTTCTTCTATTCTTTCAATTGGTTCTTTATATTCGATAATTCCATTTTTATAATCATCATACGATAACCATTTATTATAATAGATCGTAGAAATAAAGAAAAGAATTGGATCTTTATTAACAAGAAATTTATTAGAAACAAATTTATAACGATTAAAGATTTTGTTATATATCTTAGTACTTATTAATTTTTCAATAAAATCTTTTTTCATTATAAGTTTTTTATTTTTGAAATCACCAAACGCCATCAAATATTTAGCAAGAATATTTAGTTTATTTTTTTCTAAAACCTTTTTTAAAGCAATTAATAATACTTTAAATTCTTTTCTATTTAATTCATAATTATCATAAGTTCCGAAATATTTAGAGTAATATAAAAGAACTAAATTTACTTGCATTTTATTTAATTTGATTTCATCATAATATTCTAATTCTTCTTTAGATATACTTATATTAAACGTTTTCAAAAAATTCTTTATTTCATTTATTTTATTAACTTCTTGAATACATTTCAAACCTTCATCTTCTCTACTTATTTCAATCTTTAATTTATCCATCGAAGTAATACCATCGTTTTCTTCATCTAACCTTGGATTAATCGGATTATATTCAATACTAATATTTCCTCTAAAAATAAATTTTATTTGATTTTGTAACGCAGCATGTATATAACTAATAGGATTCTTATCAACTTCTAATTTATACAAAATTAAAACTATAGTAGTATCATAAATATTAAGAGTTTCACTTTCAGGATCTTTTCCTATATTTTCTAAATAACTCCATATCACTCTATCACTGAAAGAAGTACTTTTTACTCTTGATTCTACTAATTTGTATAATTTATTAGAAACTTTATGTTGATCATTTAATCCTATTATTAATTTAAAAATATCAAGATAAAGTATTCTTAAATCTTTAAATTTATCCTTATGAATTGAATAAAAATCACTTATCAAAGGAATACAAAATTTCATTATAAAACTAATTTTTTGAAGATCTTCACAATGTTCTTTTAAAAGTATTAACTGAGAATTAATTTTTTTATCATTATTTTCTTTATGAATATAGTATTTTTCTATATATTCGTTTACTATACTTTTAAAAGAAGGAAGTTCTAATAATTTTTTAATTTCTTGAGCAAATGTTATCGTATCATAAACACTTTCATCAAAGGTATATTTAATCTTAATAGTATAAAATTGTTCAATAATATCAGCTATTTCTTCATAAGACCTTTCAAAAATATAAGTATACGTTTTTTTAATTAAATTAAAAACATTGATAAATCGTTGAGCACTTAAATCAAAATATTTTAATTGCTCATCAATTTCTAAATCTTCAATATCTAATTCAATAATTTTGCTGTTTAAAAGTTTCATTTTTAATTTTAGAATTTCACCCATTGTTTTATTCCCTCTTGTTATTAATTCCAAAATTATAATATATATTCATTTCTTTTTTTTACCTACTAATTTTTTCCTTGGTTTTAATTTCTTTATATTACTAGTTTGTGCTGATATCTTTTTGGAAAATAATTTTCCTTTACCAGAAACAATTGTTTTAGCTCCAGTTAAATTTTCTAATATCTTAATACGATTTACTTTTTTTTTGTGATCAGCTTCTCTTGATTGATATTCTTCTAATTTTTTATCAGTATGGTCAACATTTTTTAATATTTCTTTTAATAAAATAGGTTGTTTTAATTTTTTAATATTATTTAATTTATAATATCCTTTATATATTATATAATTACGTGCAAAAAAAAGATATTTTTCAAATCCTAAACGATTTGAAGGATTTCGAACAGAAGGAGCTGTTTCAAGCGCTATACTACTACATTTTTGTAATAAAAATTCTGGAATTAATTTATATTGATTAGCTAAGTAAGCATAAGAAAAATTAAATGATGGAGCATTACAAAAAAATCTTACATGATAATTTTTTAAATTCAATAAAAATTTTAATTTTTTCTTTTCAGGTTTAGTAAATTCAAATACTACATCATAAAATATCTTTATTTTACTTACTGTTACTTTTTCAGAAGGAATTTTTAAATGAATATAAATAGTTTCTAAATTATCATCAGCATAAATAAATATAGGAAAAATATTTTTGTGTTCTTTCATTAGTTTTAAGGTTCTCTTTTCTAAACTTTGTTTTACTACTTCTTGACTTACAAAATATGCTGCTTTTTTTCCTCCTGGATTATTAAAGAACTCAGCAAAAGTTATATCCTTATAAGGATTTTCAATTTCTTGTTCTTTTATATTTGTCTTTTTAACTTCTTTAGCCACGTTAGTATTCCTTATTATTAATATTTTATTATTCGTCAAATCAAATTTTATTATTAATAATAAAAAGGTATCAAGAATTAAATTCTTGATACCATAAATATATTAAGAAAGCATTTGATTACTTGTAACTAAAAGAGTAATGATTGAAAATACCGATTTTAAAATTTCAACGTCAGTTTCAACACTATTTATTACGTCAGTTTTATCAAACACTTCATTTTCAAATTTGATAAGATTAAAAATATATTCTTTTCTAATACAATCATAAGCTATTTTTTTAGAAATTTCACAAATATTTCCTTTATTAGCTTCTGAATTATAATAATTATCTAATACTCTAATATATGCAAATAAAAAAGAATCTTTAATAATATTTAAAAGATCTGCTATTTGCTCTTCTTTTAATTTATGATGAATAGATCTAGTATACAGATAATTTTTTAAATCTTCAAAATTTTTTGAAATATAATAAGGAATAACTAAATTACCACCAAAAACATATCCATGGTTAAAGGTAGAGTGACAAGCCTGAACAGCATCTTCTACAAGATATTTTATATTTTTCTTTTCAAGTTCAGATTGTCCTCCAACATATATAGTTGCCATATTTCCTTTTAAAGCATGGATACGACTTTCTAGCTTCCAAATTTCAGGAGTATGATCTACATGGTCAGCAATTTGTTTTATTTCATCTTTTTCTTTTTCCAATTTTTTAATATAATTTTCAATCGTTTCTTTGTCTCCTCCTCCTTCAATAAAAAAACAATTTTTAGGAGTTGCTATAAATTTTTTACAAGTTCCTAAATTTTTTTCATCCCAATAATTATTTACAAATTCTTCTCCTTCCATCCTTTTTAATACTCTTGCTCCTAAAAATGTAGCAAGATCATAAAATTTATTTTTTGAAAGTTCTGTAGAAGTAGGAATTTCGATATATGCTATCATAGCATGTGGATTTTTTTCTTTATTTATTTTAAAGAAGTCAAATACAACAGGATCAATCTTAGGAGCTAAAAGAATAAAAGGAACTGGATCAGGAGCTTCAGGATTAATTTTCTTTTGTTGTAAACGATAACTTTGTACTCCATCTATGAGTATTGAAAGTGTAATTAAATCTTTTTGTATTATCGTTCCGTCAGACATTAAAAAAACTGGATTTTCATAAACTATTTGATTATTATCCCTGTCTGTAACGAATAATGGATTTGAGAATCCATAATCCATTTTAAATCCATCTACGTATTCTACAGTAGTGAATTCAGATTTAGAAGTTTCTACGTTGATATTACCAGAAGTTCCTATTTTAGAATAAATTTCAGAGATCAAGTCTGACATTTTTTGATTATTATTAGTCGAAACAAGTGAAACTTTTTTAGCTATATTCGCTATTTCCGTAACATCATTTACATCAACTTTTTTAGCAAGTTGTGAAATAGAATTAATTAATTTTTTTTCTAATAATTTTAAAAGTTCTTTTAAAATATTAGCATTTATTTTATGAGTTTTTTGAAATTTATTTAAATAGTAATAAAAACGTTCTGCTATAATAATAGCTGAAGTTGAACCATCCCCTACAGTCCTAACTAAATTACGACTAATCCTTATTATATTATCGAATATTCCTCTATATTCTACTTGCCCGAATTTTAAATTAGAAAGAATAGTATAACCATCCTTTGAAACAGAATGCTCACCGTATATATTTTGAATTATTGTATTAAACCCATAAGGTCCTAAAGAACTTCCTACAGCATTGGAAACGTAATTAAGCGTTTCTTTAATTACTTTTTCTGTATCTTCTTTATTTACATAATTAGTTTTTGACATATCAAGAGTTCTTTTTTCATTGTTTTTTTTAAAGAACTTTTTTAACCAATTCATTATTCAGCCTCCACATTTTGATTATTTTTCTTAACAGCAAAAAGATTCACGCGTTCTTTACCATTGAAAGCTTTTTTCTGTGCTTCTTTATTTTTAACAATTGCATCTAATAATGCATCTATAAAAGAACGTGGCATTTTCATAATTTCTTGATAAGAGAGCTTACCACCGAATACTTCTAATATAGAATAAATAAATTCAGCTTTTTCTTGCTCTAAGAGACTTAAGCTCTCTAATCCTTCCCTCTTAGAGCTAACTCGAAAAGCCATTCTTGTAGCTCAACAGAAACGTTTTCAATAGGATTACCACATTTTTGACAATTAAATTTAGGAATAGCATATCTAATTATATATTTATCTGCTAATTCTTCAATTTCTTTATATAAATCAAGACCTTCTTCAGTAGGAATTTGTTTTATTATATTTATAATAGCATCTTTTTTAGTTATTTTATCAAAAATAGGAGATTTACGTTCTAATGATTTTTCTTCATTTAACACATAAATACTTTTTGTGTAAGCTACACAAGAAGCTATTCTTTTCTTTATATTTTTATCAGAAGCTAATATTTTTAAAAAGCTTAAATGATCTCTTAAACTCATTAATCCAACTTCAAAAATAATTCTTCCTTTTTTAATTGGAATTCTTTTTATTTTAAATAATGGAGCTTCTTTTTGTATTTCTTTTGTTTCTTTTGTATATTCAAATAAATGTTTTCTAATTTCTGAATAAATTTCATCATCATTAATACAAATAAGACTTTCATTATCTTGATGAAAATTATTTTGATGTCCACATATTTTTCCTTTTGATTTAGGATTTTCAGAATCTCTTAAAAAATTATAACATCTTACATTTACTTTTGTACCTTTTTTAATAGTTTGACAATATATTCCGTATACTAATGTATCTAAATCACCAAAAGAAACTTGATCTAAAAATTCATCAAAAGTTAATTTACCTACAGAACTATCAACCATTAATCTATGTAATATTTTATAAAGTGTTTCTTGAATAGTTACAGCATCTGCATCTGTCTCTGCTATGAGATCAAGTTCTTCTAAAGTAGCTCCTCTCATCCTTGCTAATATTCCAGATTGTAAACATGGAACTTGTTTAAAAGGAGTTAAGTCAGTTAAAGCTTTACTAATATTAGTAGAAATCTTTTCTACTTTTTCACTATTTATACATTCAATAGATTCTAAATTAATCTTATCTAAAATAGAATCAAACTCTTTCAATGCTTCTTCCATCTCATCGTTTGTATTTTCAATTTCTTCGTTAATTTCTTCATTATTTTTTTCTTCAACAACTACATTGTCTTCAATTATTTCTTCTTCAAAATTAACCCGCTTTTTTTTAACATTTGTCTTCATTTAAAAGCTCCTCGTTTAGTTATTATAAAATTATTTTTGTTTCTATCTTTTTTTCTTTAGTTTTATGAATTACATAAGTTACATTAGTAGGTTTTTTATTTACTTGAAGTTCTTTTAAAGGAAATGGAAGTCCTCTATTAAGAACATCGTAATCTATTGCTAATTTAATATATAAAACATGTCCTCTTTTAGTTTTTTTAACACTAACGTCTACTTCTATATTTGTAAAATTAACAAAAAACTTGTTACAAATTTCACGTATTTCTCCTGATATTTTTTCTATATCTTGTGCTTGTTCAAAATTATATCTTGTAACGTCTCCTGCAAATTCAGGAAAATTAGGATAACCTTCTCCTCTTTTATTTGTTAAAAGATTGAAGAAATGAATAGCTACTCCTTCATCTTCTGTGAGTTCAAAATGCTCTCCGAACGGAGAAAATTCAGGTACTATATCATACTTAAAGAAATTTATTTTATCTTCAAGTGCCATAATCATCTCTTTATTATTTTTGATTAATTAATTATTAAAGAAATTTTTTTTAATAAAAAATATTAAAATTACAATTTAAAAAAAACAATTATTTAATTATAATATAAGGAAATAATTATGGCAAGTATACCAACTGAAACATGTCCAATTTGTCAAAAAAAATACGTTATTAAAAATGGCAGAGCAACTTTATACGAACATATGGAAAAAGTTCATTCAAAAGAATTAAATGGAATAAGTCCAGCTCAATATTTATTTAACATAAGAAATAATAAAACTACTTTACACGGTAATTGTATAATATGTAAAAAACCTACTACTTGGAATCCTGTAACGGAAAAATATAACAGACTTTGTTCTTTAGAATGCCAAAAAAAATACAGGGATATGTTTAAAAAAAGAATGTTAGATCGATACGGAAAAGTTCATCTTTTAGATAGTCCTGAACAACAAAAGAAAATGCTTAAATCTAGAAAAATTTCAGGTACTTACACTAGCCCTTCAGGATATAACCATACCTACACAGGAACATACGAAAAAAATTTCTTAGAATTCTTAGATATCTTTATGAAATTTGATCCAGTAGACGTTCTTTCTCCAGCTCCTCAAACCTTTTATTATAAAGATGAAGAAGGAAAAAAAAGGTTTTATATCCCTGATTTTTATATTCCATCTTTAAATCTTTTTGTAGAAATCAAATCCTTTGAAAACAAGCACTATAGAGAAAGAGATAAACATTTAGAAGAACTCAAAGCAGACATAGTCAAAAAAAATAAATACAATTTTGTTACAATTCCAGATAACAAATTTATGATATTCATTGATTATCTTATAGAACTCAAAAAAAAGAATAGTAAAACCGATACTGAATAGTCAGTATCGGTTTATTTTTTATTTAAATACTTCCATTATTTTTTCGTAGACTATATCATTTATTTTTTTATTATTTTGATATATATTGTCTTTTATTTGTTCGAAATATTCTTTATTTCCATTATAAATAATAACTTTTTTATTTTCAGAAAACGAAGATGAAAGTTTAACATATAAAAATCCTTCTGGATCATCTTTTGATGAAGAAATAAATAAAATTATTCTTTCTGTTTCATCTTCTATTGAATGAACTTTTATTAAACTTTCATTATTGAATTTAATTTTATCAACTAATTCTTCTTTTAATTTTTTAGACATCGTTTGTGTCTCTAAAAGTTCTTGTAAATCAAACAAATAATAATTTTCTTTTATAAAGTCTTCTGTAAGTAAATTTTTATGATTTTTTAAGAAAAACGTTCTAGCAATTGGTTCTATTTTTGTAATTCCTTTATTTATTAAATTTACATCTAATTCTGCTTTTTCATTAATAAAAATATATCTAGAGAAAATTATATTTAAACAAGTTTCTGAATGAATTAAATCGCGTATTATGTCAACAGGAAGATAAGAAACATACGTAAGAAGGATTATTAATTCATTGTCATCCAATAATTTAATTAATTTTCTTATATATTTTAAAGAAACTGCATTTTTTATAAATAAATTAGCTAAAATATTTTTATTAATAATTTCTTTTCGTTTTTCTATGGTAATATTTTCTTCTTTCTCAATTTTCAGCATCTTATTTTCAAGATACCATTCTACTACATTTTTATAATTAGAAAGAAAATTAATAGCATCATTTTCTAAAAATGTATTATAATATTTTTTCATCAAATAAAGAGCTAAATCTTCACTAACTTTTATATCATACAAACTGAATTCAGTAATCAAAGTTTTAAATTCTTGTTCAGGATTTTTTTCCATTAATTCAATAAGTTTTTCAATATCATTTTTTTGTTCTAAATTTAATTTTTTATACATATTTAAATCTATCTTTTTAAATTCAAGATAACAATTTGAATTAATAAAGAAATAATTTTTGTCTAATATTTTATTAATTAATTCAAAAGTAAAAACTTTATTTTTAAACAATGTTTTTCTAAATTCTTCTTCAGTAAATATTATATCAAAAATATGATCTAATTTTAATTTTTGATAATCATCAAAAAATTTTATTATTTCTTCTTCGGTAAATTCAGTAATTTTAATTAAATATTTTATAATTATTTTATTATAGTTAATTTCTTTTAATAAAAGAACTAAATTATAAAATGTTTTAAAATTAATCGTAAATTCTTCTAATTTTTCTAATTGTTGAAAGATTTTTTTGTTTATAAATGAATGTAACAGATATTTTTTCTTTTCTTCATAATCAAATTTTTCACTTATTAATAAATGAATAAAATTAGCATATTCTTGATACTGAACATAGAAATCTATAGGAAGAACTTCGATTGGTTCTTGATAAGTAGTTATTGTATCAATTATTTTATTAAAAAATTCATAATCTTTAGTTAATGAAACAATCTTTTTAATTATTTCATAATTTAATTTTTGATATTTACATAATGAAATTATAGTATTAACAAAATGATTATTTTTTTCTTTAAAATTATAAAAAATAAAATCAACGATTTCCCATTTTAATTCATCACTAAAAATAAATTTTTCATTTAACAATAAAATAATTTTTTCTAATAAATCATATTCTGAAACATTTTCCTTTTTATATAAAAAAAGTTCAGATAATAATGCAGAAAATCTTATAGTATTATTCTTTAATATTTTTTGTATATCTTTATTAAAAAAATATTTTCTATCATGTGAAAATAAAATTTCATTAATTATTAAACTTTGAACTTTTTCATTTAAATTCTTTCCAATAAATTTTCTTTCTAGGGTTTTCATTTTGTACTCCTTATTTGTTTATTGATTTATTTATTAACAAGGGAAGAGGCTATCTGCCTCTTTCCTTTTAATTATTTTTTAATAAATATAACAGAAGTTCTTTTTTAGCTTCTTTTAACGTTTTGTAATTTTCTTTAATAAGAACATAATCGTACTTCATCTTATCATTAGACTTAACAATTTTATAAATATCATATTGTTTAGTCCTATTATAAAAAATTTTTCCTTCTACATATTTTAAAAAATCTATAGCATTATCCCCTTCTACTTTACTTTTCTTTATTATTAAGCAATCAATAACATTATTTGCAACATGTTTCCATATGACTGCATAATTTTCTGGAATGATACTTTCATTTCCAGACGATGGTATTTCTACGCCATACATAATAAATACTCCTTTATTCTATTAAACGATAAAATCCTAATACATAATCCCTGTCCACTGAAAATTGTTTTTCAAAATAACCATCATTAGTACTGATGATTAAGTTTTGTGGACTTAATGGTTTAAAGAAATTTTTTAATTCTTCATCTATTAATAATACTATATTTAAACAATCACCATCATAATCACCACCAAGTGGTTTTAATATATCATTATGAATTTCTGCTGTAAAATCATTTATATCACTTTTTATTTCAGCTATTTCCAAATATAAAATACTTCCAAAATTAATAGTTGGATTTCGATTTAATAAGATAGCTGGTTTGCTTTCTTTTATAATTAAACATAAAATATCGTAGATTTCTTGATTAAAACTATAAATAGCTTCATACCATAATTTTAAAGCTTCTATATAGGAAATATTCTTAGTTTTTACCAATAAATTTATTATATGGAACTTAAATAATTCCATGCCTCCTAAGTATGGAAGACGTATTTGATTTGTTTTATAAAATGGGGGTAATGGAATTATAACGGAACGTGAACTAAAATTAATTCTATAACCTAATAGATTGTTTCTAATTATTCCTGTTTTTTGACTTATACTATCAATTATATAATCAATTAATTTTTCATATTGTTTTTGTATTTGTAATAATAAAGGATTGATAAATCTTTCTTCTTTATTTTCTTTTATTATCCTTAAATTTCCAAGTATCATAGTATAAAACTTACTTACTTCATCATATATCATCTTATTTCCAGCTACTACTATTGCAGGACGTAACCTTGAATTGAATACTATTATTTTATTAGTAAATATATTATCAAAATTTTTTTCTATAATTTCATAGTATTCTTTTTTCTTTGTTTCATAAAACTCTTTTTTAAAGTAATTATAAATCTCCTTAAACTTTCTTTTAAATTCTATTAAACCTATTCCTATATATGGAACTTTAGTTTTCTTATAAATCTCATTTCCCTCTTCATCAATATTCATTTCATAATCAATAATCTTATTTAATGGCATTACTTTAGAAAGAAAATTAATAAATATCGGTTGTATTACATAGTAATCTTCTAAATAAATCCATCCTTTTCTTTCTATACTTTGTTTACCAATTACTGGAGTATTACAATCTGGACAAATTTCTCCTTCTTTAAATTTTCCTTTTAAATTTCCACATCTACATTCATAAATATAGCTTTTTAAATTGCCGAATATCTTTAGAGAAAATATTCCGTCATCTGTAAATTCTCCTTTTTCGATATGTGAAGGATTATCGATGATTAGAGTTTGATCAAAAATTTCATCGAAATTAAAGAATTTAAGTCTCATTACGTCCCCTTGTTTTATTTTAATTAAAAATTAATTTTTCAACCTTAAAAATAGTTTCATCATCTGCAGTATTTTTAACAACAAAACTAATCAAGAAATCTTTTAAATTTTCCATAATAGATATAGTAAAATCTTCAATATAAATTTCGTCAGACTTTTTTGTTAATATTTCATTGACTAAATTTTTAATTTCTACATAATTATATTTTTTATCATCTAAAATAATATGGCTGCTAACTAATAAAACATCTAACGATTTTTTATTTATCGAAAAATCTTCAATTTTTAATTTATTAATATTTAATAAATCGAAAATAGATAATATTGTCATTAAATCATCAAATCTTTCAATATCTTTAATATTATTATCTTTTTTTATTGTCATTACAACTTCATTGGAAATTTTAAAATCATTAGAATTATTATATGCTAATTCTACTATATCGTACTTTTTCATTTTAATTTTCCTTATTTTATTACTTTAATATAATATATATCTATTTAAATTATTAATTTGACTTAATTTCTTTCTTTTTTCTTTTAAATTCTATAGCTTTTCTTTTAAGATAAGTTCCTGCTAAATATAGGATAGCTTCTATTACATCCATTTCATTTTTATGATTATCTAAATACATGTGTAATTGAAGGAAAGCAAAGAAAGGTTTCATATTGTGGGCTTTATTAGTTCCTTGTACTTCTTTATAAATTTTTGTACTACATAAATATAAATTTCCAAACGGAATAACTTTAGCGTTATCTATAAATTTTTCAATTTTTACAGTGTCTTTTAATTCCCTTGAAGCAGCATCTAATATTACGTCTAAATAACTCATATTTGTTTTATTAGCTTTCTTTATTACATAATTATAAGCAAAATAATTCTTATTAATTTTTATTGCTTCAGCTAAAGTAATTGAAAAAGGAAATTCTTTTTCTTCTTTATTAGATATATTTACATACGCTCCTAATTCTTTTAATTGATGCGTTTCTTCTTCCCTAATAGTGCTTTCCAATTTAATTAATTCTCTGTTCAAATTACTAATTTCTTTTTTTCGTTTATTTTTAGCACTTTCAGTTTTTAAATTATTCATTTCTTCTTCCAATTTTTTGATTTTCTTAATAATTTCTTGTTTTTGGTCTAATAATTGTTTTTTGTTTTCCATAAAACTTCTCCATTTTTTGTTGTTAATAAAAAAAATAAAATCCGAATACCTTAGGGAAGGTATTCGGACTAACAAGAGGGACTAAAGAGGGGTAAAAAGTTACACATGCCTAAAAAATTTTATATTTATATGTTTATGAATTTTTAAAATTTAAAAATTTAAATTTATAAAACATCTTTCATTTAAATAATATACATTTAATTGTAATTTTATATTTCAACTATCGATTTATTCAAATCAATAGCAGCTACTTTTACACTTGTGTCATGAAACTTCTTCATAGAAAGATTCAATATAGCAGTTCCTACTGTATTAAATAATAAACCAACATTTTTAATTTCCAATCTATAAAAAAGATCTCCTGCACATATATTACATAATTTATCACTTATGCAATATAAAGGTAAACGCATTTGAACTATTTTTCCAATGTATTTTTTGATAGTTTCGGAATCTAACAAAACTTTTTTTCCATTTTCTATTATATATTGATACATAAATTTTTCAATATTGTCTTTTTCTATTAGGATAGGAACTGTTTTTTTCGTGCCACAATCACTTCCTTTTTCATCAAGAGTTAAAGATTGAAAGGTAGCAGAAAGTAATTTAGATGTATATCCTCCTTTTTGTGTTTCTACTCCTTTGGAAACAAAGGAATATATAGCAAGATCATTAAAGAAAGGCATTTCTTCTATAGCTATTCCATCTACTAAATTACTTTTACATATTTTAACTCTTTTCTCACCATCAGCAGAAAACATCGCCCCTCTCATTATAGAAGAAGATTTATAATTATTGCTAAACGATCCTCTAGCTCCACTTTCATATATATCCATAATAGGATCATCTTTTAATTTTTCTTTTGCTATATCAATTAATTCTTTTTCAATTAAAGAAACGGTTCCTATATCACTTTTTTCAATGGCATCTTTATGTTTTTCAAAAAGTTCTTCTTTTCTTTTTTCTACTTCTGGGACTGGAATGATTCCTTTTAATGTTAAACTTCTTCCAAGAAAATTTACTACAAAATAACCTAAATTATCTCTTCTATTTATATATTCGATATATTCATCACTAGTTATTTTATTTTCTATTAATGCTTTTGACATATTAGCATCTATTTCAGAAATCTTCTTTTCATTAAGAGTTTCATTAACATATCCGTTTATTCTAAAAAACGTCGGATTGTCTCTATCATTCATATAAAGATTGAAAATGTATCTTCCTACTGTAGTAAGAATATATTCATCTTCTTTTGCATTAAAATTAAGCATTTTTTTAAATTTTAATAAATTTAATCTAAATGTTTGATTCGGTTCAAATTTAGCAGGTTTTTTATATTTATTAGCAAGAAGTTCTTTTAAAAGCTCTCTTGTTAAATCAATATCTTCTAAAGAAAGAAGATATTTAACTTCTTCTTCAGTACATTGTTTAGGTGGTTTCATCTGTTTTTCCACCTCCTTTTAAGCGTAAATATAATATAAAATTTGTAAAGATTTTGTTCCTAAAAGAAATTCAGAAGCAAATGTTATCCTTGAAAAAAGTCCGTCATCTACTACCTGTCCAGCTTCATTTATCCTTCCATAATAAAATCCTATTTCATTTATAGCTTCTCCTCTAGCATCTGTTTCATCTATAGATACTGAATATATTATAGAAATATTATTAGTAGATTTATTTAAATCTGCCCAACGATCTCCATTTGTTAAAGTATCGAAAAATTTTCCATAAAATTTTTTATCTACAGAATCATATTTACAATATCTTCCGTTTTCATTATTATTAGTAAAAGCAACTCTAGTAACTTTCATTGTTTCCATATTATTTGAAGAAACAGGTGGTATAGGAACATTATGTTGTCCACTTAAAATTCCTCCGTTACCTATAGAAAAATATAATAATTTTCTTCCTGAACCTGCATTAATATTATCTTGTGTAAGAAAACTAGAAATACTTTCTAAAGCAAAAATACGTCCTGAAGTAACTACAAGATTTTCTTTTTCCCACAAGAATTTTTTAGTTTTTTTATCATAAACTCTAATCTTATTTTTTAAATTTAAATTACTTTCCATTATTTAAAATCCTCCATATTTTTTAATAAAAAGAAACAGGATATAATCCTGTCTCTTTATTTTTAATCAATAATTATTCCTTTTTCTTTTCTTATAATAACAAATTTGTCTCTAAAATTTAAATTGGAATTTCTATCAATTTGATTTTCTATTTCTTGATAATCTATAGGAAGGCTAAGATTTTTTTCTTGCATTTTTATAAGCATTCTTTCGTATTCAGAACGATTATTATTAAAATAATCCCTAAATACATTCTTTCCTTTATTAGTAAAATTGTCTACCATTTTTATATTGCCTTCTATAGGATTATTAGAAACTAAGATAGAAGTTCCACTTATTATTTTTGTAGAATAAAATTTAAAAATATCAAATATTTGTAATAAAATATCTTTAATTTTATCTACTAAAAATGAACCTTGTATTATATCATCATACTTATTATTATTTATATAATCTCTTAATAAATCTGTTAAATAAATATAACGTTTTAATTTAAATTCTTTTAATTTTTCTACATTATTTGCATAATCTATATTTTCTTCAGAATCAAATGTAGAAAATAAGAAATTAACATATTCTTGATATTTTTGTTTTGAACTTAAATAATTATAAATATTAATATTTTCTCCAAAAGGTTCATCTTCTATTACTCTTCTATATCTATTCTTATATTCTTCTAAAAATACTCTATATTCAAAAATAGATTCAATTTTAAGACTTTCTTTTTCAATATTTCTTTTTTGTTCAAATAAATTTTCTAACCAATCAAAAAATATTTTTATTTCATCAATTTCAAATAAATTTTCACTTAATTCAGGAATTTTGTCATATTTAACTACTGTTGTTTTATTATTATCTAATTTTTTTGGAAAATATGCAGTAGGTCTTAAATCATCTATAAATTCTTTATGCATATAATAATCATTTTGTCCAGGATTTAAAGTAAATATTAAATTATTTTTTAAATTTAAATCATGTTTATCATTATTTCCTTTAAAATAATGATTTAATAATACATTTATTCCTAATAAAATATCGATAAATTCTACAGGAGTTGGATTATTTTCATTTTCTATAGAAACAAAATTTATTGTTGAATCAAATATTGGAAATTGTACTGTTCTGTTAGGATATTTTAATTTTAATCTTATTAAAGTATCGAATAAAAATGCAAATTCATAACATCTTTCAATATTATATATTTTATTATTTACTGAAATATATTTAGTTAATGCGTAGTTAAAATCTTGACTTTTTACTTCATCTTCAGTTGCTTTCCAATATTTATCAGAAATAGTAATTCTTTCAAATGGAATAAAATCATAAAATTTTAAAGATTTAAAAATTTTTTCAATATTATTCTCAAATAAAGGAATTGAAACAAAATATAATGATTTTCCTTCATTATAATCTGGATTTAATTCCAATATTTTATTTATTAAACAAAGTTTTACAAATTCTTCATGTTCATAAGAAATAGAATCATAATCAATTACTGAAATTTGAAGTCTTCGTACAATTAATTCATAATAATTATAAATATCTATTTTTTCTTTAGTAAGAGAAATTTCTTGATTTTTAAAATCTAAAGAAACATATTCTAAAGCTTTATTTAACTTTTCAGAATTATTTTCTAAAAAGTTATTAATAAGAATATTAACTAAATTTTTCTTATATATATTAATT